GGTATGGGTCCTATTTACGGTAAGAAAATAGTAAAAACCGCCCAGCAAATTGCAAAAATGCTGGACGGCTTTACTATCGAAGAAGCCAACAGAACCATTGATTTGGCCAGACACGGTTTAAAATATACTGCTGTTATAAAGCTCAACCCATAAGAGCTTTAGCAATTGCTATTTTAGCAACTTCTTTGCCAATATCAATGAAAGCATTTACTGTTTCTACCCCGGCTTTTTTAGCAATAGCCTTAGCAGGAGAATAGTTTTGCACTTCACGGATATTTCCGATGAAATCATGACCTAAAGGTGTTAAATCTTTAATGACAATGATGTTACCGTCTGGCGAATCAAATTCGGTAAGTAGTTTAGCTTCAATACAATAGTGTAAGTGATAGACAAGAGTTTCATTACTGTATTTTTCAAGAAGCTTCTTCTGTGCAGCATTCGGCATCGGTCTGTCATCAGCGTTAATATACAGAAAACCATCATCAGAATCCACTGCATCGGTGTTAACGTAACTTGCCAACTGGGTAGGAGTAGTTATGGCTTCTACCCAAAGCATAATATCACGGACGCAGTCAATATTTAACTTCATAACAAACACCTCCTTCCTGTGCTTTTATTATAGCACGGAACGCGAGGAGACTGGGGATAAGGGAGGTGAGAAGAATGGATGATACAAAAAGCAAAAGCACACCAATTTGTATTGAGGTGAAGGCTCAATACAAAAGAAGTGAGCTTGGTCGTAAGCTTGAGCGTGTCCAAAAGGCACAGGCAGAATTGGAAGCAGCTTTAGAAGATCTGAAAATGCCTTTTGAATATGCCGATGTTAAGGTAGATATTATTTAGGGCGTTTTAGAGAGTCGTATCTTGCGATGGCATTCATAACGGCTGTTGAAATAGCGTCAATTTGTTTATCCGAAAGAGGCGGATTAACATTACTCGTATTGTTCTTCTTTAAGCCGTCAAGGATGCCGTTAAGAATATAAATATATTCGTTTCTTTGCATAACAAACACCTCCTTCCTGTGCTTTCATTATAGCACGGATGTGGAGAAAGAAAGTAAAAGAAAGGAGTGATTCATATGGCTGAGGTACTGTACATGTCAATCAAAGACTACGCTAAGCACGTATCGGCCAGCGTAGGAACCATCTACGATATGTGCCGGAAGGGCAAGCTGCCGGCTGTAAAGATTGGCGGCTGGCGCATCAATGTGAAGCGTGCTGATGAAATGCTGGAGCAGCTTTGCGATGAGCACCTGGCTGGATATACTCCGATGATAAAGCCGGCCAAGGTCAATATTCGCACTGCCAATGCCGGTAATAGCTACCTTGCTCGTCTGGAGCAAATCCGTAAAGGCGTTGTGTAAAGGAGGTAAACGATCATGAAAAAAGTATTGTTCATTTTGCTCGCAGCCTGCTGCATTTGGGCTGCATGGGATTACAACCGCCCGGTGGAAAAATATGTTGTCAAGACTGTTGCTGCGGAGGGTGATACCCTCTGGCACCTGGTAGGCGGTGTCATGGATAGCGAAGGCGACCGCAGAGACATTCACGAGGTTATCTTTTATACGCGCCAAATCAGCAATATTAAAGGCGACCTGCAGCCGGGTGATGTAGTCCTCATTCCCATCGAGGTGCGCAGATGAACACCATTGGCATGGACAAAAGAAAAAGAGCATTGATATTGGCGTATCAATGCTCTAAGAAGTGAAAATATAAGAAAAAGAATTAAATTGTTCACACAAAAGTGAAAATAAAAGTAAAAAGTGAAATCACATATATTATAACAAACATAAGGAGTGAAATCAATGCAGATTGAGTTTCAATTGGAAAGAAGAATCGGTGCTCTCAGCGAGAACCCTTCCGGCTACACAAAGGAGCTGAACGTGGTTGTCTGGGATGGTAAATACACAAAATATGACCTGCGCACCTGGAATCCCAACGGCAAGCCCGGCAAGGGCATTACGCTGACCGAAGAGGAGCTGAAGAAGCTGCACAAGCTCATCGGCGAGGAAATCCGCCAAATGGGAGGCCACAATGAGTAGCGTCGCCCGTAAAAATAAACGCCGTGCTGCTTTTAAATGCGCCAAACAGGGCATCGCGCCTGCTCAGGCAATTGCTGTATCGGCAGCGCGCGAAATCCAGGCTACAAAGGCAGCAACAACAGAAACAATGGAAGTCTTGCTGCAGGCCATAGCGCTCGTTGCGGCGCACGATTATGGCAAGCTCAACGTTAAGGATACCCGCCTGGATGTTTTGGCCAAACAATTATACCAACGCAGCATCCAGGTTAAGAAGCGCCAGCTGAATGAAGAGGAAAACAAAACCTGCCAGCGTTTTGCCAGTGCAGTCATGGAAATTTGGGAGGAAGAGGAGAAGAAGAGCAATGGAAAAGCTTGACCACTACAATATCATGCGTTTTGTGTATGGCATATACCATAGCCATCGCGTCCGCTACAAAGACCACCTGCTTGCAGCAGAACACAAACTGTCGCGTCATGCGGTGCCATGCTTTGTTCTGCATCGCAAAGCACGCAAGCTGAAAGATATGGAGGGTTAAAAATGACATTAACCGAAGGCCAAAAACGTGCAATTGAAAAGCTGGATAAAGAAATGGAAGCAGCGAAGGATTCGTGCTCTAAGTATATTGCTGAGCAGCTGCTGCAGCAGGCAACTTCCTGCCCGGAGGTTGCGGAGAAAATCCTTGAGCAAAAGAAAACCTTGGCCGGGGCGCTGGATGCCATCAAGGCAGAGGCCAAGAAGCACGCTGTTGGTGGCTGTGGCTGCGTGGATGAGGCGCAGGCGGTCAAGATTGCCTGTAAATATTACAACATCAAGGCCACAAAGCCCGCAGCAGAGCCTGCGGCCGTTCGCCAAGCGCTTGGCAAAACAGCCGGAACGCAGGCAGAGACTGGCGCTGGCGAGGATACCGTAAGCGTCAATCTCGATGATTTCTTCTAGAGGTGACAAAAAATGAAGCATAAAGAAATTGAGCAGGCTGTAAAAGGCTGTTTGGTCAACAGCAAAAAGCGTCTGCTGGCCGACAAAGACTTTCTGCATTTTCTCCATTATTTCCCGGCTGGTGTTAGCGACGAGGTAAAACGCTATTTTAATCAGGTAGTCACGGGAAAAGAGAATTTTTTCATGGTGCCGGACCGCGCGGACAAGCAAAAGGCTATCTGCAGCCGCTGCGGCAAGAACATTATACTGCCCTCTGACCTCCGGCATAAAGACAGGGCGGTTTGCCCAAGCTGCGCAGCGCAGGGCGAGGTTGTACACGGCTGGCGCAGACAGTTTACCAACGCAAAATATTATTTTACATATTACGAGCGCGCCTTATACGACAAGGAAGCAATAATTGCTCGGAGTTTCGCCGTGTACCGCTGCGTAGACGCAAAAACGGGGACGATTGCAGAGGACATTGTACCGCACGAATATCATCTGTTGCGCAAGAGCGGCGTCGAGCATTGGAGCCACGAGAGTGATGATTTTGCGCGCGATTGGTGGAGCAAGCGGAAAACCTTATACAGCAAGGAAAATGTTATGAGAGATTCCGGATACGTCGTACGGAGTGGCCAGGAGCGGCTTGTGCTGCTGCTGGCGGATAGCTGGCTTAAGTACAGCCAGCTTGATGCGTACATGAGGCTGACCAATGGCGGCGGTGACGCGCTCAAATATATAGAGCTCTATCATAAGCATCCGCAGCTCGAGTATCTTATGAAAATGGGCCTGTGGAACATTATCGATGAGGGCCTGAGCAAGGGCAACTTTAACAATTTGTTTAACTGGCGCGGCCAGACTCCGCAAAAACTGCTTGGCGTGCCGGTCAACAAAAACGATATGCTGGCGTTATCGGCGCTGGCGACGGATATAGATACGCTTAAGCTGAGCCTGTACCTTAAGAAAAACACAAGACTCAGCCTTGCGGAGCTCGCGCGCAAGCGCAAGGAAATTGAGAAATTAAGCTACTACGACAGCTGCGAACGCTTTGAGCGCCTGAAAAAAGCAGGCATCAACGTGGAGTCGGCCTTAAATTACATAAAAAAGCAGGACCAGGAGACGTCTCGCGGCTTGCACTACGTCTTGATAGACTTGTCAGATTATGTGCGCGATTGCCAAAAGCTAGAGCTAGACATGACCGATACGGCCGTAGCCAAACCTCGCGACCTGCAACGCGCACATCAGAATGTCGTTGCACAGCTTAAAATCAAAGCGAATGAGCTGCTCAACAAGCAGATCGCCAAGTTGCAAAAAATACGTAAGCATTATAATTTTTCCGACGGCGGATTGATGGCCAGGGTGGCCGGTAGCGCGGAGGAGCTTATAGCTGAGGGCGACGCTCTCCATCATTGTGTTGGCACGTATGCAGACAGGCATGCAAAAGGACAATGTACCATTGTCCTGATACGCAAGCAGTCTAAGCCAGACAAGCCTTATTACACAATGGAGCTGAACCCCAGAGGCGTGATTGTGCAGGTGCGCGGAGACCATAACTGCGGCATGACAAAAGATGTTGAGGTCTTTGTCGAAGCCTATAAAGAGTATTTAAGAAAACTTACCAAGAAGAGAGGAGCGAAAGCAGCATGAATGATTTGCAGGTGACTCGCACGCCGGAGATGGTGGCGGCGGAAATCAATTTAATCATGGACCAGACGCGTAAGCTGGTCCTGAGCAACAGCATCGCCATTGGGAAAAAGCTGAAAGAAGTTAAAGAGATGCTGGAGCCTGGACAGTTTGGCAAATGGCTTACTGAGGCGGTGGATTTCAGCCAAAGCACAGCCAACAATCTTATGCGCGTGTATGAGGAGTACGGCGCCGATCAGGGTGTGCTGTTTGGCAGCGCAGCAAAAAGCGACATCGTGGAAAAGCTGACCTATACGCAGGCGGTCTTGCTGCTGGGCGTGCCGGCGGAACAGCGTGAGGATTTTATCAAGGAAGCGCATGTTGAGGATATCAGCACACGTGAGCTGCAGGCGGAAATCAAAAAGCTGAAGATGGCCAAAGAAGCTGCCGAAGCCAAAGCGGAAGCTGACCATAAGCTGACCAGAAAGACTGAAGAGAAGCTGGCCAAGGTCAGCAGGCAGGCCGAAGAGCTCAGCATGCAGCTGGCTGGTGTCGCCGAAAGCAAGAAGATTGCTGAAGCCATGAGCAGCCAACGTGATGTTCTGGAGGCGGAAGCTAAGGAGCTTCGTAAAAACCTCTATGATAAAGAGCAGGAAACATCCGTTTTAGAAGAGCGCATCAAAGAGCTGGAAGAACAGCTTAAGCAGCCGGTGACAGTTGCCACAAAGACAGAGATTGTGGAAAAGGTCCCAGAGGCTGTGACGCAGGAGCTGGAAGAGCTTCGCAGCAAGCTGGCGGAAACACAAAGCGATGCAGGCGCACAAAAAGAGGCGCTGGAGCTCAAGGTAGAAATCTGGGCGGTGCTCAATGGCATCAATAAGCTGCTGGAGCATTTGGACAAAGTGCAGGATGGCAAGCGTGGCGCCGGTGTATGCAAAGCGCTGGCCAGTGCCTTGGCGCAGAGCCAAAACCAGATTACCAAGCGCTTGGCAAAATTTGAGCAGGAGGCTTAGTTATGGAGATTATGCTTATTGATTTTGCGATTTATCTTATTGCGACAGTAATGATTATGTGCTTTGCAATCAGCTATATCGATTTCAAGGAGGCGTCTAAATGGAAGAATTCGAAGTAAAATTTATCATTCGCAAAGGCGGGAGCACAAAGGTACGCTACACGGTTAAACCTACAGATGCGGAGCCGGAAGAAAGCATCGTGAGCAGGGCTGATGTGTTGCACGAGGATTTTCGCAAGCTTTGGGCGCTCCTGCCGGGAGTGGCACGCAGAATGCTTGAATTTCCGGCTAAAAATGAAGATGATTTGCCTTTGCATATGTGGGTAACAAAAGTAAATTTTGTATCCCACAAGGATTTTGGCGATGGCATGCAGCTGGTAGTGCTCATGGATGGCTTTAAAAATTCGTCCGAGCCTTTGATGGTGGTAACGCGCAAATTTTATACTGTTGCTGTAGATTATTACAGGGATGGTAACGGAAAGCAGATCCCGCTGCAGATGCTCCTGCCTAAAGAAGTTAGGCTGATGGAATCTCTGAAGGAAGAGGCGTTTAATTACGCGTACTATTGTAAGCGTGAGCAGCCGACGGTAGACGAAGCTCAACACGCCTATGAGAGTGGAGCGTATCCAGATGAAATCGGGAGGGATAAAGCATGAGGCATAAATGTAACTTATGCGGGCAGAGAAGCGGCAGTTGCAATCGTTATATATTGAAGAATGGCCAAGAAATAACGATTTGCCCGAGTTGCCTTGCATTTAGCGATGATGAAACTGCTAAGATAGCGCGTCAGGCGCATAAAGAAGGCTTATTGGTGAAAGGAGCAGGCAATAGATAAAAATGAACGAGAAAACGAATGATTTGACTGAAAGCTGCATCAATAAATTCCATGAGCTGGCCAACCTTTTCAAAGAAAAGAACAAACAATATGGTGATAAAGACCAGCTGGCGAATTTTCGCAATGGGGCTATGCTGCAATACGGCGATGATAGCTGGGAACATATGTATGAGACAGCTAAAAGCTACTGCTTAAAGCATGTTGCCCATGTTTTCGGCGCCGGACAAACAATTGATGAAGAAAAAATCAGTGAAAGCCTTGGCGATATTGCCGTATATTGCATCATCATGCAGTACATGGTGGAGAGTAATAAGCAGGCTGCAGAAAAAACAAAGGAGAACGACCATGAATAATAAGGAAGCATCAATCAATAAGGTAGACGAATTAGTCAATCGGGCGCAGCTTGCCATCAATGACTGGCAGTGCAGCGGCGATGTGGATTGCCTGGAAAAAGCAGCAGCATATTTACGTGCGGCGATGATGGAAGCGGAGGGAAAGAATGAATAGCATTATTAAATTTTTACCTACTGTTGACGCACCGGAAAGCACCAGACTGCCGCAGCGTAGCACTAAGTTTTCCGCGGGTTATGATTTTTATGCTCCAACCGATATTTTTATTCCGGCCGACAGCGAAAGCGTGCTGGTACCATTGAACGTCAAAGCTATTATGCCTGGTGATATGGTGCTGCTGCTGTTCATCCGCAGCAGTCTGGCAGTGAAATCAAACTTATCACTGGTTAACGGCGTAGGCGTTATTGATAGTGATTATGCAAACAATCCGAACAATGATGGTAATATAGGCGTCAAATTCAGAAACAGCGGTTGTGAAAATATTATCATTAGAGAAGGAGAACGCTGCATGCAGGGCGTTTTTGTACGTTATTTTGTAACCGAAGATGATAATGCAGACTGTGAACGTGTAGGCGGTTATGGTTCGACTGATCGTTAACAGATAATAAAGCAAATATATCCGCCGCAGAGCGCAGGCCGTAGAGCTGTTGCCTCGCTCATATTTAACTAGCGATTATATACAAGCAATGCAAATGGCGCAGAACAAAGAAGAAGTATTTCGCAATGGTGCGGCCTGAGCTCTGCGGCGGAAAAAGAAGGAGCATGTTACATGGATGACTTCACGATCAATTTTGCTATAACGCTCGTTGTACTGTTGATTAGTCTGGCATTTATTGGAGGCAATGATGAGAAGTGAAAGAGCCTTCGGCGGAACGAAAGTATACGGGATTACAGTCGACTGTCCTTGTAAAGGCTGCGACCTGCGTGGCTGTGGCTGCGCCAGTATATGTGACGCATATAAAAAATATAAATTCATCCTAATCATTTTAAAGAAGAACCGCCAGGCAAAGGTGCGGGCGGCGTCCGAATGCCGGATAATGCGTGATGAACGCATTGCCGAATGGCGGCGGAACAGATGTTGGCCAAAAGGCTAAACATATATAATAAAGAAAACTTCTGCGGGGCTTTTCTGTCTCGCAGGTTTCTTCATATATACAGGCATTTCATTTTAAGGGCAGCTTAGCCCTTTAGGCTTGTATGTAAGTAATAACAAAGCGACCACAAAGAATATCAGGGGGATAAATCAATGGCAATGAGAGCTAAAAGCGGCATCCGGGAAAAAACATATTATTGCCAAGGTGTCAGCGGAAATAAAAAAGCAGACTACATTGAGATTGATTTGTTTCCGTTTGTTGAGCTGCAATATAAGCCATCTAGAGGCGGCAGGCAGAAGGTAACTACTCCTAAACAGAAGAACCTTAACGATAAAAAGGCACGAAGATATTTTAGGCTGCTGGCCAAAAGCAATTTTGGACAAAGAGATATCCACCTGACTTTAAGCTATGACAATGATAACCTGCCCGATACACCGGAACAGGGAGAGAAAAGGCTGCGTAATTATATGCGCAGATTGAAAAGATTATATAAGGCTAATGGCAAAGAATTAAAATACATCTACGTTACCGAGGTTAGCAGCAAGGGAAGA